GATTTTCTCCATCATGCAAAGGAATACACAACAAATGACCAAATTTAAGTTTTGGTGCATACCATTTTACATCAGTGTATATATTAACTATACTCACATCTATATACTGCGGTGTATATCCTGTAATAGGATTAAATGCAAATGCATGAAATCCTCTATCATTAAGGCTCATTAAACTTACAACTTCTGGATCTCCTACCATAGGATCACAAATAACCATGCTCCAATCCAAAGGCATGCTTATAGTATTCTCACCTACTTTTAATACTGCGGCAGGAGCGTAAAAACTTTCCAAAAACACAAGCGGAATAAAATAATAATCAATGTAACTAGGATTACTGTAATCTAAAATACCGTAACGTAAATCTTCTACTGTATCTGGAACTTCATCTAAGTCATATGTTTGATTTTCTACTGTTAATATTTTCATTTAATAATCGACTTTTTCAATTGTAAAGGGGTAATTAGCCTCTTTATAGAATTTTTTACGTTCAGTCAAATGTCGCTTGCTGAACTTAGCAGTGCTAGTAACATCCCAAATTTGCACAAAGTCTTTGTCTTTGGCTTTGCGCACACCTCGTCCTATAGATTGAATAACACGGACGAAACTTTTACCAGGCTCAATGAGAACAAGATTAAAAATACGAGGAATGTTAATACCGACAGCCGCAACTCCATAGGTTGCCACCACCACATGATTCGTTCCTTCATTAATTTCTGTATACGCATCTTTCCTATCCGTTGTTTTCATTTCTCCACTTACAAATTCAGCTTCTGGTATACGCTCACATATCATTTGCCCGCATTTAATACGATCAACTAATACAAGTGTATTTCCACTTTGTGAAATATCATTTACAAGTTTTGAAATATAATCCATTCTGTGCTTGTCTGTTGTCAAGTATGTTAGTTCGCTTTGATAGTTACTATACTCTGCATGTTCTTTCATCTGCACAACATTAACATGGCATTGCGATAACACTTCCATGTCTTGTAATTCGCTAGCACTTAGCTTATTTACCACCTCTCCCAAGCATGCCTGTAAGCTAGCCTTTTCATGATCAGCTTTAGGAATAGTGCCTGTTAACCCCCAACGAAGTGGAATATGTGCAAAATCTTTAGTAAGTAACTCTTTGAGAACTTCCGCTTTTGCTTGATGAACTTCATCTACAATAACGCATGCAACATCTTCTGCAAACTCTTGTAGACTTAGTTCACTTTCGCCTTCACGAAAGCGTTTTTTAATACTGTTAAGACTTTGCCAAGTGCAAATAGTATGCATTTTACCTAAGTCTTTTTTATCTCCATAATAAACACCTACGTCTAGTCCTAAATTTACATAGTCGTCGTGTGTCTGTTTTACTAGATCTTTATTGGGAACAATAACAATACTACGCCCATACTTTTCAACACGTTCACTTAGTGCAGCAGTAACAAGAGTTTTACCAGCACCAGTTGCAATTTCTTGCAAACACTGAGGTGTATCTAAAAACTTGTTAACTATCTCAATTTGATAGTCACGTAATATTACTGGTTGTCCTTCAACAGGATGACCTTTTGGCCAAGATTTGTGTTCAAAAGTAGTTTGATCAACAGCATCAAACTCAAAGTTGTTATGCTTGCGATTATCATCAATAGTAATCTCATATCCATCTGCCATAATAATTGGCAAAATTCTATCTAATAAATTAATATATGTGACACCGCCAACTGTAAAGTAACTTTGACACCCATCCCAACGTCCTAACTTATATGCAGGAACGTGACGAGCATAAGGTAAGAAAAACTTTAGTTCTTTTTCACACTTTTTACGTGTGTCTAAGTCTAGTCCTTCAATCTTACAGTTCACTTCATCTTTTAAGATAATTTTACAAGCCATACAAATAATATACTATAGTTAATGTAGAATGTCAATAAAAAAGCCCCATACGGGGCTTTTTGTAATTTAGTTAAAATTAGCCTCGCACCATACACGTGCATTCTGCCATTCGCTTCCAACGTTCGCTCATTGACTTTTTCAAGTCTGCTAGCTTGGTTACCATACGCAAACTGATCTCACGCATACGATCTTTGTTCTCAAACATAAAATCAATAACTTCTGTTTGCTCTGCTTTACTAAAGCCGTATTCATTAAGCATGCCGTCTGCAACAATCTGCTTACAACGTAGCATTTTCTCACGTGTAGTATCCAATGTCAAATCAAGATAGTGACAACGTGACATAATAGCATCGAGGTGATCTTTCATTTTGCCTCGAACTTTATCAAACTTAAGGTTAGTAATAAAAATAACTGAACCTTTAAATTCAAAAGTATCAGGAATACCTTCTCGACGTAGTAGAGCACTATCTGTGTTCCAACTAATCTTACGTTTTTTGCTACTGTCAAGTGCCGCTTTAAGCAAGTTTAGCGATGTCTCATCATACAAAACTGTATCACAATCATCTAGCACAAGCACATTGCCTTTGTCTGCATAATTGTAAAGCAGTTTATAAAGACCAATTGCACTAGCTGCACCTTTTTCAATACCAAAACGCAAACGCTTACCTGCAATTTTGTCAAACAAATTGTTCTTTTCAAGAACAAGTTCAACACCAAAACTTTTACCAACACCTGGAGGTCCTGTAACAACCATACCTCGCACAACACCATCAATAGATGCTTGTGTCATATCCTCTAGAATTTGAAAACGCTCACGTGTTCGTTCAATGATCTGCTCATCAGTTTCATTGGGATTATCAACTATATCATCTACTACACTAATAAGTGTTTCTGCCTTAGCAGGGCGTCCACGCTTCTTAGTTGTTTTAAGTGCCATTGCTTTTGTCATCTAAAGTCTCCTAACTTTCTTAACTTATACTTATACAATATAGCAAGATGTCTTACTTGTCAACCATTAATTTTTAATTTTTGTGATTTTTACACGATTTAACATTGTTTCTTTTGCGCCAGTATAGCGACTGTTTTCGTGTTTGTTTACTGTGCCACGTATACCTACAGTTTTACCAGTAATAATGTCACTTACATCTGGTTGATCTCTCCACCAAAATTTAATAAGATCTTTACCAGCATATACACCTGTAATCATATACACACTACTAGTTTGAATATATTTCACATCAAGTATTTCTACGTTGATATCATAACGTTTGCCTTTTTCTCCAAAAAACATACTACTATGTTTCAATTGACCCATACGATCATTTACTTTTTCACGCTTTTTGTCAATTGCTATACTATGTGGCAAACTAGCAATAATACTTACTGCAAAATTATTAGGTGTTTCATTTAATGCTTTTACAACATTAGATTCAAAATTACTAAGTTGACCTGTGAGTTTTTTAAGCATCATTTTACCATTAATGCTATCTGCAAGTTCATTGGCTTCTGTTAGTTCTTGATCAGTAAAAGTTTTACCAGAAAACAACATGTCAGAAATCATAGTCTTGTTATCTTTTATTTCTTTTACAACATTACCATCATCGTCATATTCAAAATGACCATATCCGCTTTTTACAAAACCCTGCGATTTATATACAGAAATGCTTGCGGCAATAATATCTACTGTGCTACAATCCTGGATTTTCATATCTTGCTCCTTAGCTCAACTTACTTTACAAATATAAAACACTTCTTGATTATTGTCAACCAAGAAGTGTTACTTTTTTAAAAAAAATTTTATGCCGCTTTTGCTAGCTCTATTGTATCTAATGCTGCAATCATACGTGTCATACCAATTCCTCCACCTACTCTTTGGAAGAAATCAAATTCTAAGAATTTTTCTAGTTCTGCTTCAACTCTATCTTTGCCAAACAGTTTGTAAAGTAATGCACTGTATTCTCCATCTGTAATACTGTGGAATGTATCTCTCATCATGTCAACATCGCAACTACGTTCAGCACTGCCTATTGTTTCCATACCACCTAAAATAACATCCATTTTCTTTGCAGTAAGTCCATCATCATTTCTACTCATATTCCAAAATGGACTTGTCATTTCAGGAAAGTTAGTGATTAAACTGCTACCAAACTCTGCTTGCATTGCAAGTTCATGTTCAGCTTCCATTTCAACATCACTAGCAAGACCAAAGTGTTGTTGCCATTCTGCATAAGTTTTTTCTGTTAATGCATCAAAACCTAAGTATTCACATAGTTCGTATTCCATTGCTTTTAAATCATCTACACTGCCTGGAAATTCAAATTCAAACATTGGAAAGATAATATCGTGTCTACCCGGAATAGCGTTAGGCTCTTGTCTATAACTTGTGCTGACACAAAAAAAGCCCTTTGCATCGGGCTTACTTAATAATTCATGTTCTAGCCACATTTGGCCTGTTTGGGGTAGTGGCCAAACTTGGCCTGCGTAATTGTATGTTGCTACATTGAATGGATCTTCACATGCAGCAAGTATGCTTAGTCTGTTTTGAGTGTGAACTTCTTCAAAACCTTTTTCTAAAAAAAAAGACCTTAAAAGGCCTACTGTGTTTGTAAATTTTGTCGGATTAATTAGCTGTGTCATTTTTTTCTCCTTTTCTATAGCCAAAAAAAATTTGCTCAAAAAAAAATTGAGCGACTTTATGTCATCGAAGTATTTATCTTCTCGATCCTATTTGAGTGTCTTCCGCCTTCAAATTCTGTATTAATAAATGCTTCACATATATTGATAATTTCTTTTATGTCTGTTACACGAGCACCCAAGCATAATACGTTTGCATTATTATGTTGTCTTGTTAGTTTTGCAGTTTCTACATCTTTACACAAGCCTGCACGTATAAGTGGATTTCTATTAGCGGCTATACTCATACCTATTCCTGTTCCACAAACAAGAATACCAAGGTGAGATTGTCCAGATGCTACATCATCACATACACTTTTTGCATAATCAGGATAATCACAACTTTCACCACTATGTGTGCCAAAGTCCATAAAACTTGAAATACGTTTTTCTGTAATCCATCTAATTATTTCTCTCTTTGCTTCAAAGCCTCCGTGATCACTTCCTATTGCTATAATCATAAACTTATATCCTCTAATCCAGCAGCTCTCAATTTTACAATATTGTTTATTTGAAACTGCTTTGCTTCTAGTGCTTTAATTACTCCAATAAATTTATTACGAACTAAACTAAAATCATTAATAAGATATTGAAGATTTACAACATCATCTTCGCCGTCGACAAATTTTTCTGCATCTCGACTTGATAATGCTCTATTGTAATTTTCTAAATATTTACGAAAAATTTTACTGCGCAATTTACGCATTTCTGTATTTAAATATTCTAGTATTGCTTCTACTTCTTGTAATTGGTTGAATCTATGTTCAACAATACCAGGCATGTCTCGGCTTTGCTTTTCCAAGTTGCCTTTCATTCCACATTCAAATTTTGCTTGATCTATTTCTTTTTCATAGTGGGAGATAGCGTTAACTATCTCCCCCA